AAACCGCATTACTGCGGCCCACGGGGGTTCAGCCGGCCAGGCTTTGTACTGGCCTCGGGCTGTTCCTCTCCGTAGTAGTGAGGTTGCCGACACAATAGAAGGAGCACTTAGCCGCCTCGGCGGTGTGCACCCCTTCTACGTATAGACCCCCCGGAATGTCCACTCTCTAGTAGTGAGTGGATATTCTCGGGGGTAATAGTTACCGGAGCCAAGTAGACGTCCCAGATGTCTTCTTGGTTCCTTGGTGGTTTAAGGACAACGTCGTCCTCCCAGTCTGGATACTGGGTGGGCACGATGTCCGTTTTCATCAAAAATGCGTTCAGGTTACCCTCATCGACGATAATCGTTGTGGGTTCCTGACGATACTCTAATGCTCTGAGTACGGATTGTTCATCTGCATCAATCCGTACCCAGTTGCGAATACTCATTCTAGCGATGTCCCGTCCGATCAACTTGTTTCTTGCCAAGTTGACCAGTTTGCGGTCATCTGTTACTATAATGAAGTATCGACCTGATGATCTTTCAATTTCTTGAAGTATTATCGGGTCGTCCTCCAGCAATTGTTTGGGGGGTAGAGAATACTCTCGCTCGCCGAGAATATTCTCTACCTCCTTATTTAACCATTCGTATAACTCCTCCTCTGCACGAGCCTTTGGCGAGTTGGCAGGGAGGCGTTTTACGAACCTATCTGGGTAGTCGAAGCCCGGAATTGAGACCTTTCTTGGGTCTGAATTCCGGAGCTCGTCTATGTGATGAGTAAAGTAGTAGTCTACCTCTCTAGGCCTCCTGAGGAGGTATCTAGAGGAGTAGAATCTATCTTTAAATTTTGTTACGGTCTGCATGACCTGAGCCTTTGTGTACTCAGGTTCCTGCTTGACCTTGGTTCGTAGGTTCTCGAATAGATCAACATGTTGGTGTTGTTCTAATTCTTGAATCCTCTTTTGAAATAAGTAGATACCTTCTACCTCCTCTGAGGTAGTAAGGTGTTTACTGTCTGTTAATCTTTGTAATACTCCGAGCGGAAACAAGTGTGTTTTCTCTCGGGGTATTACAATCAATTGTCTTATGGGGTCGTCCTCGGGAATCTGGAATTCCTCGGAAACGAGCTCCTTTTGAAAATGTCTCTCAGCGGATTTGACTGCACGATGTGTAGTCAAAAACCTGGGAGCTTCTTCTAAGAGTTCCTTCATTGCCAAAGTGGTAATATTTACTACTTTGGCAGGTTGGGACCATATGGCGTTCGTCCAAGAGACAACATCCCATTTCCGGGGTGTTTTCCCTATGGAAAATATTTCATGGGGTAAGTACATAGGCTTCTGCTCATATCTTACTCCCAAACATATATCTTGTGATGCGGAGGCAACGGCGAAGAGTGTAGACTCTAAACCGTTGTCCGCGTACCACGCATCTTTACCCATAAGGGTTACCTTACCGTCAATGACGCTAGAGTAATCCGAACGATCTTTCTTGGTGTCAATCACTAGACGCATCTTCGGATGGTCTAGATATGGCATCAGTCTATTGTCTTTCAGCTTCGACGCAGTCGCTACTGTGTTGAAACGATCGACAGGTATACAAAAGACTTCTTCACAATAAGTTCCCCAGGAACTCGTTGTGAAGGTGTCATTCTCTGAGAGTTTGTAGCCCAACATTTCCGCGGCGGAATTGTAGGCACAAACCCATTTTGTTATTATTGCTTCCGTGTCTGCTCCGAGGATGATTATGGTGTCATCCCCGTTGCCGTCATGGACAATCTTAACGCCCGGTGCTGTGACAGATGCGTATCTTTCACATATCGGGTGTGCTAGTGATAAATTGGTTTTGGTCAGTGGATCGCCCATGGGCACCCCATTGGCCATAGTACCAATAAATTTTCCTTTCACGTATAGATCCTTGAGGCCAGGCCACAAGGATGTTATCGCTGAATATATGTCGTCAGGCAGGCGCATCTTCTTGAGAAGAGCGCCTGTAATGACGTGTGCTGATATGTGCGTGGGGTTGTCTGTTGCCTTTTCCCAGTCAACAGAGAACACCCGTCGCACTTTTTCAAATAGGACGTGGCCATCTACCGGGTCGAGGTGATCGACACGGGATATGAACCGCCATCCTAGTCTTCCTGCTGACAATCCATTTCGTAAAGAACGTTGGTTCTTTATGGCCTGCATTGTCATATGTGAAAAGGGCTGTAACAAGGCGTCCTTGTAGAAGGACCCACTTGTTACAACTCTACATTTCCCATTTTCGCGGATCCCTGCGACATTCACTTTGAATATCGAGGGGTCCTGCTTTTCTACTAATTCCACTGCCTTGAAGAACGCCCAGTTTCCCAACTGGCCTCCTTCATTGGTAGGGGAAAATTTTGGTATGGGTGGGAACTCATGGGTTGATCGTTTGATCAACCCAAATTTTCCCTCCTTTTTCTTTGGGTTCTCAGTACATGCACTAGTAGAAATACTAATGCGCATATTGGGATTCCCGCCATTTGCATTCGTGACAACTTCTTCCAGAACGTAGTCAATACATTCCATTAGAAGTTTGTCAGGAGAGAATATTTTGGGCGTCATGACACTATCGAGGAACTTCCCGATAGTATCATTGACACCCTTTTGTCCTACAAGCCCAGTGGCCCGCGCTTGCGTAAACACGCAAACGCGGAACATCTTGGCTTTCGAAGTCGATTTACTAGTCGGGTTGTAGAGGTCCACGACCTTCTGCAACCACGACCCGTAGCATCTTTGTTCATGCTCAGTGAGTGTGCACTCGCGTTGTTCGAATGCACACTTCCTGAGCCTTTTCCTAAACGATTTCAGATCGGCCAAGGTACTGTCGTACCTTTGGAGCCCATTTGAAATCAAATTATTGCAAATCTCATCCGCAACCGCGTATTCGCGGCCACGGATGGGAGAATAAAATACCTCTGGATAGGATATTAGCAGCGATGCTAATATCCCATCAGTGGTATGAAGGATTTCTTTCAGCTTTAAAGCACCCCCTGCATGCAGGAGACGCTTCAAAAACTGTTTATTGTGGGATTTGAGGCGACGACACCAATGTGTCCTCGCCATCAAAATCCCGTATTGTTCCTCTGGGGTACACATGTGGAAAGGTTTCTTTCCCCATCTATGCCGCCAAAGATTATCATACTCGTAATCCCAAGCTTCCGAAAGAGGCTCGGGATTACCGTGTAGTGCGCTTGATATTGCGACAGTCAGCTTCACGAAGCTGGCCGTTACAACATCTCGCTGTTGTGTCGAGGCATTTTCCTCACGTAAATTTACGCTGAGAGGGATGCATCGGTGACTAAAAACCATACGCCAATACGGTTGGTGTGTGTATTAAGACGTCGG